CATTGCCATTACACCAAGTCCTAAGACTATTAATGCAACTCCTGCAATTATCATTGCGGCACCACCTAAAGCTACGTTGGCGAATGCCATACCTATTACTCCAAATACAAGACCTATTCCACCAATTAAGGCTATCATGCCTATTCCAACTTCAACACTAGGAATTGCTAATCTCATAAATCCAATACCAACTGATAGTGCAAACAGACCAATTCCCATTATGATTAATGAAAGCGCACCTTGGACGATATTACCTATTTGCTTTCCTATAATAAACATAGTTAATGCCACAGCTCCAATAATCATTAAAATACCCATTGTATCTAAAAATCCTGGCATAATTAAATTAGAAAGTGCTAATGCGACAGATAGTGCTAAAATTGCACCAGCGGCTAAGATTAAGCCCATTGATGTTTTCTTAATAGTTTTATTAATTCCCATTTTCTGGAAGAGCCAGAATACACCACCTATTACTATTAATACTAATGCTGCTACCATTAAACCTTTTATGATTGCTCCAGCAAATGCGTTCATTAACATCAAGCCTAAACCAATAGTAATAATACCAATTCCTAAGAAAGCTAATGATTTTGCATAAGCCTCTGCTTTCGTTTCATCTATTTGAAATAACTTCTCCCATAACATAAATATTGCACCTAATCCAAGTGCAACCATACCGAAGACGAAAAGTCCCATAATAATATGCTTTGCAAGTACTGCCACTAAAGCTAATGATAAACCAATCGATAAGATACCTAATCCTAACATGACCATTGCTTTATTAAAAGTCATAAATTTATCTAGAGCTTCTTCAGTAAAGTGCTCACCTATATACTTTGCTATTGCAACAACACCTAGAAGTAAAGGTACTGTAAATAACATACCTACAAGTGCAACTGGTGCTATTAATACCATTGCTGCCATCAATAATCCAAATTTCACAATTGATGCCCCGATTGCGTGGAGTATTAATAATTTATCCAACTCGCCTTCTTCTAGGCCTTGAGTTGCCATTTTAATTCCCTGTATAATAACATAAATACCGCCAACCCAGACAGGTGCGGTTACTGCTGCAATCATTAAGATTGGTATTCCTATTACCATCGTTGCAGCAAACATTAATATAGATTTACCTATATCTCCTAATACTACTAATCCAGCGTTAAGTGCGCCAAATTTTGACGTTAAATCCTCAGCACTCTCGGCCTGGTTTAACGCGTCAATAATAAAGCCCATACCTAAACCAATTGGTTTAAGTGTTGGTGCTACTAAATTTAATACAATAGCTTCTTGAAGACCACCGCTACCGGATTTTGTACCTTCAACGATAGTTTCTATAGCCTCGACCATTCGGTCTATTCTATCAAATATCTCTCCACCTTCATCAAATGTTTCTGCGACAAGAAGTGTGTTTGCACTAATTTCGCCCAGTACTCCATCTTTAGAGCTAAATTTATCGAATGCAGTAGCTAATGGATTCTTCTTTGGCATGTAACTGACTTAATATTTTTAAAAAGAAAAAGGGTATGCTTAGGAAAACATACCCCTCACTCTTATTATATATCTCTACATTTTCGGCATCTTAAACGATGGCGTCTTCATAGATGGGATCTTGGGCATCGAAGGCGTTTTATACTTAGAGCTCATTGAACTCTGTTGATCGTTGGCCTGTTCTTGTTGATCCGATTGTTGCTTATTCTTATTCTTGATGTACTCCGACAGATTCTTGACATAATACCAATATTCGTAGTAATACATGTTTTCGATCTCTGAAGGCTGCATCCTAAGATGTATACCCAGGTAGAACTTTGTCTTAAAGTAATTCTCCAGCGAGATCTGAAATAATGAAAAGACTTTTGATGCCACCTGGGAACTCAAGAGGGGCTTTCACCAATTCTCCATTGTCTCCAGTAGCTTCTAATGTTGCTTGAACACCAATTCTCATTCTTTCAGCAAGTCTATACACAATCATAAACTTTTTTTGATCCCATGCCTTGTAATCTACTTCTAATTGAAATATCTTTGTTAGGCTTAGAGTTCTCCAGTCACCTTGTATATAAGGTAATACTTGAATAAATGCTTTATCAAATTCTAGTTCTTTCTCATTACGATCTTTTAAGTATTGAGTAACCTCTTGCATAACACCAATTGTTGGTGGACACATTACGATTTCACCAGCAGAACGAGTTTTAATAACATACGTTCTCTTTTTATCATCATAATACTTTTCTATTTCCTCATCGATAATAGAAGGTACTAGGTTTTTAACTGATAATTCAACATCTATTTTCTTTTTAGACTTTTCAGCTTTACCAGCTAACATTAATTTGTTTTCTGGTTCTGGAAATGTAAGATCTCTAATAGAAAGTAATAGAACTATTCTATCCTCTTCTAAAATATCTTTGTAAGATAGTCTTTTATTACCAGCAGTCATCTGTGTACATGATTCAACAACTGAATTTAGCTTCTCTTCCATATCGATGTAGTTATTCTCATCCATTGTAGAAAAGTGTCTAATTTCAGCAGCTCTTGCAGATCTGATTTTGATTACGCTATCAGCTGGGTAGAATTTACCCATTGAAGGTAAAGTAATCTGATCTAACACATGCCATCCTAACGCACTATCAGAAGACTGTGCCTTATCCGGTGTGAAATTTGCCATACTAACTCTACCTAAACCTGCAGAATCTACTGCTGCTTCCATATCATTGGCAGCAGGAGTGTTTGACTCGGCAGTTGGTTGGTTAATACCATCTTTGGCTGCTAAAGCTCTTGCCATGCTAGCTTCTTCAGCACTCATTTTGTTTTTGTCTTTGCTCATTTTATTTACTTTTTAGGTTTCTAAGATTTTGTTTAATGTAGGATCTCTGTTCTACAGTTCTATTACTTAATTCATTTTTAATTAAATTCCTTATGAACCCGCTAACGGATATGGGACGAGTCTCATTATCCAAAGCATCGTTCAGAATAATCCTGTTTACTTCCCTGACTTCCTCTTCGGTAAGCAGTACTTGTAATTTTTTTGTTAGTTTATCGCTCATAATCTCTTATTAACTGAATATTATATTATGTTTTTTAAAGTTAAAAAAAGAACGTGTTGTTTAGACACGTTCTTTATACTTAATTTATTAAATTAGTTCAACTCTTCTGAAAAAGTATCACACTTCCATCCTACTTCTAATGCTACTGCGTCAGCTGACTCGTAGTTAAGTTCACCAACAAGGTTTACACCTGAAGTGATGAAACAATCATCTAAAGTAATTTTTCTGTAAATATCACCTTCTCTGTTAAATTGTACAACAACTATTGTACCAACATAATTCTTTTTAAGACCCATTTCTCCAGTTTCTGGATTATATTGAGCTCTATACCATTGTCTTAATGTTTTATACAAGTAAGCTTGGTTAGAATCATTTAAGTTAAGCGAGAAGCTAACTGTAATATCAATTGAAGTTGCACCAGGCATACCAGCGTAAGATCTATCGGAAAACTTATATTTTTGTCCGATTGCATCTACTGCAGGAGCCATAGTATCTAATCCACTAATTGAATTGACGTGTTGTAAAAGGAACTCTTGTCCAGCAACTCCATCCGGTGGTAAAATTGTTACCTCGAATAGGTTAGCTTGAACGGGCTCGAAGTTTCTTCCCTTCTTGCTAGTTTGGTCCTCTGAATAATGTGGTAAAGCCATATCTTTAATTTCTTATTTTATTTATATATCGTTGTTTTCTTATGCAAAGTTACCCGTTGCGATTTCACCTGTGTTTAAAACAGTTACTCTCGATACTAAGATTTCAAGACCTTTAACTGGTTCTACGAACGTATCTAAGATTCCCATGTTGTTATCGATAACCTCAGACGTGTTGTTTGAGCCATCCATGATATTCTTATAGTCGTATACACCACCATCTTTCTTAACTGATTCCATAAAGTTATCAGCTAGAGTTTTGATCTCTAATCTAGTTTGAGCACTATTGAATTCAAATAGGTAGTTCTTAAGGATTTCTGCAAGACCATCTTCAATGTAAATTAATACTTCTCTTACGTGAGCTGAAGAAAGTGCTGATTGAACTCCTTGTTGTGCAGTCTTGTTACCTTTAATAGTTAAACCTACGCCTCTTTCGAATACGATTGGGTTGTAACCAAATGGCTCAAGAATATCTCTATCATTCTTATCAAATGAGAACTCTAAAGATTGTACTCCAGTACCACCTACAACTCCTCTTCTTGGACCTGCGATGATTGACCATGGTAATGCATCTAAATATTTGTCAATATAGTTGTTTGATACGTAAGCTGCTGGTGGAATTACTTTAGTTCTTCCATTCTCAATTACATTAAGACCAGGACCGTAGTAGAATGCGTAAGATGCACCTTCGTTAATCGATGGTAATGTGTAAAGAGCTGTTGGATTAGTATCTAAGTTACCTCCAGTTGCAACGTGACGTACATTAAATCCGTAAGGAGCAAATGAGTCTTTAAACGTTGGGTTAGTTGCTGCTTTAAGTTCTTTCACCATTGGTGCGTTAAGAATTGCTGCTGCATTTTGTCTTTCTTTACATAAGAATGATAATTCTTCCTTATTTAAGATTGATCCGTTCTCTAAAGAACCAAATGTATCAACTACATATCTAAATGTAATGTTGTCTTTATCTACTAAAGCGTTACCTAAACCAGTACCTGGCTTAATTGCTGCTAGTAATTCTGCAATTGTTTTTGCAGTTTGTGTTCCACCTTCTAATGGGAATGTTTTATAGAATCCAGATGCATCTTCATATCTTTTAAGTGCATAAGCTGGTCTATTAGACACCACTCTGTGCGTTTCAAATCTATAGTAAGTTACACCGTCAACGAAAGTTTTTACAATCTTCTTAATTCTAGATAGTTTGCCACCGTCACCTGGTATATACATTCCTACTTTAATATCAGCGTTTAATACGCCAACACCAGTATAAGAGAAAGTAAAGATACCTGCTCCTAGTGCATCAAAACTCCATCCACCGTTTAGTGTAGGGAACATTTCTGCTCTATGGTTTGGAGATAATGTCCAAACATCAAAACTAGTATTGATTTTATTTATGTAGACACCTAATTCAACTGCTTGTGCATTTGCGTAGTCTGTACTAAATCCAATATTTCCTACTGGAGATATAGTTACTTCACCAGTTACGTTATCAACTTCAATGTTATTAATTGCTACATATTCACCTGCATTTTCAGATAGTAAGAATGAGTCTCCACCTACTAATAAGTCTCCATACGCAAATGGCCCTCCTGAAATTACTAAGTTACCATCACCATCAACTATGATAGATACTGGGTTTTGCCATGTTGCAGAAACTCCATTTTCGAATTTTTCATAAGATTTAGAAATGTCTCCTAAAGCAGTAATAACTACATTACCACCTATATCTTCTATCTTATCGATTTTAACAAATTCTTTATCAACTAGTGCTTTTAAATATTTAGCATCAGTAAGTTCTGGGCTAAGTGCAGCTGCTGTAGCTGTTCCATCTTTAATAGTTAATACTGCACCATCAACAGAAACTATAGCACCGAATTGGGTTAAATCTATATTGTTGCTAGTTTTTTCTTGATTTACTTTATGTGATAATACTTCATAATCTTGGTAGATGTCAAAGTTATTACCGATTAAATCGATTTGTGGAAGTGCATCTTCTTGTACAGCACAGAATAAACCTGTTCTTCTAGCCTCCATATTAATTAGAGTTTCGATGTACATTTGATTACCTTCAGCATCAATAAATTCAGGGATTAAAGATAATCCATTATATTGTGCTAAAAGAGTTACTTCTCTTAATCCAGCGAATTTAGCAAATTGTGATTTTAATAAACCATCTTGATCAAAATAGTCTCCGTAGTTAGGATCATTGTTTAATTCAGTAGCGTCAAATTTACCTTTAAATACAAATACATCTACTAAGTAGTCTGATACGTATTCATCAGCTTCAACTCCTTCTGGAATGTTAGTTTCACCATACCACTCTCTTGCAGTTAATTCAAAACCTCTAGTATCAGCAGCTTGTCTAATGATAATTGTGATAGGATCTTGTTTAATGTTTACGAAAGTGATTCCGTGGTTAGTATCTTCTGAAACAGCAGTTAATAACTTTTCATCAGAAGGATTCCAAAACTTATCAATATCAAATACATCGCTAAATTTCTTAGCTAGTAATAAATCAGATGATTGAATAGTATTAGCAGATAAACCTTCCGCAGAAGAGTTAGTTGCTGGAGAGAATACTGATACTTTATCAGCGTCATCATCAGCAGTTAAGTTTAATGCTAAAATTGGTCCTCTAGATAAAGCTTCAATAGCTGATCTGTGGAAGAACATGTTTTTCTTTTCTAGTGACTTATCAATACCACCGAAAACTTGTTTAAATTGTTCAACATCTTCTACTAATACTGGAGTATTGTAAGGACCTTTGTTAGATCTACCTACAACCAATCTAATAGTCTCAGCTGGGATGTTCACGGTTTGTGATTTGTCAAACTCTAAGCGATATACGCCTGAGCTTTTGAACTGTAGTAATTGAGGACTTAATGCCATAATCTTTTAGTTGTTATTTTTTAATTCTTTTATTATATATCCTTGTCTTTTTGCAAATTTATTTAAGTAGGTCATAAATATCATATTGTAAATCTCCTTGCTGGTCACTGTCTTTAAATAAGATGCTTTCCATCTCGTCGTGAACCGCAGGATCTATGAAATCTAAGATCTCCTCAATGAAATCTGCATAATCCGTTGTATTAAAAAATTCAGTCGCAGTAATACATGTCATAATAACATCATCGTTCCCCATTTGAGCGCCATAACTACCGTTTGGTAAAGTACCAAATAAGGATGCCTCAGTCACTGTAACTTCATCAGTTAAATCTATTCTATTTATCTTATACAATTTTGCAAAGTTCTGACAAAAGATAGCTTTATTGTCAGATTTTAGTTTTATTCCTGGTTTTATTGTCTTTGCGTCGTGTCTATGTCTGAATTTTACTATCATCTCATCGTCAAAATCATTTCTTTGTGGAAATATACTTCTTAGATACTGGAATAAAACTGTACCATAAGTATTATACTCTACAATCATTTTTACGTTTTCAGAGTTAAAGACGTCTACTGCTAAAGTATAAAGTACTTTCGCAAAATCTTCGATGACATGTTCATTAGATTTAAACCTAGCAACTTGTTCAAATTTAAAAAAGTCGTACATCGCACCAGGATTAATAACGTTCTTAATTTCTTCTGAATTCATCGGAGCGACTTTAAAAATATTAATAACGGAGGAATCACCACCATTACCTTCTGCAATATCTACTGAGAACAACCAAAAGTTTTCAGTATCTTTACAAGTATCAATATCAAAGTTTGGATCCCATTCTAAGAAACCTTTTGTATCAATACTAATATAATCGAATTCATCAAAGTCATGATAGACATAGGGCTTCATTCTCTTTCTCATCTTCTTCATATCGACTGGGTCTAATAAGAGGTTGGATGAGGAAACGAATTCATTCCCATATTGTTTATTAAAGGCTTCGATCGAACCTAGGTTAGCAAGCTCTCTATCATACCATGCCTCGTCTCTATCTGGATGTTGCCACCAATCAATTCTTGTCGCTAGATATTCATTATCACCTCGATCTGCCGCAGCATAGATTTGATAGAACTTATTAAATCCGTTTGGCGTAGATGTAATTGTTATTCTTGAGACTTTCGATGAGGATAATGTAGGATATACATTCTCATAAAAAGAATCAGCAATCGATGGATGGACGTGGGCAAACTCATCTAGGTATAAGTTATGGATTGTAAAACCAATACCAGATTTTGCTGTGGTTGATTGTCCTATTAGACGACAACCATTATCACAACGTACATTCATTACATCATATTTAATAATACCAGGTTTCATAAAGAACGGTAAGTTCTCGATTACTGTTTTGGCTTTATCAATAATTTCTTTTGTTGAATCAGATTTATTCGCAAGTAGCAAAGTATTCTTATCCATATTAAAGGTAACATACCATGCATTAAAAATAGATGCGGTAACTGTTTTACCCATTTGTCGAGCAGCAAGAACAATATTAAATCTATCATTCTGGAAATTCCTCAACATATCCTTTTGATAATCTCTCAGCTTTACTTGTTGAATACCTTCATCTGTCATTACTACTGCATACTTCTCTGCAAAGTAGACGATGTCCTTGGCACATCTGGCTAACTCGGTAATTTCCTCATCAGTATATTCAAATACAATATTACCCTTCTTTAGAAATTGTCTACCCTCGTAGAATGGTAACTTAATCTTAGGACGATAACCCTGATCCATAGCAACCAACAAGTCGTTGATTTGCCTAGTCGACCAGACAATTCTATCAGCAGCGGTTGCGTCACCTTCTGCTTTGGGAATCCATTTATTATCTCCTATTCCGTCTGACATTTATTCTTCTGTTGGTTCTACGTCTTCAATATCTTCCTCTGAAGCTCCGTGAATACCTGCTTGTATTGCAGCCATTAAATCTTTTGTACCTCTTTGAATATTTTTATTACTAGAGTCACCACCTGAACTTTCAATTTCTGAGTTATTTGCTCTTTGTTGATATATTTCTAAATCCCTTGCAATTCTTTTTGTACCCTCTTCTGCTGCCATTAAGTACATGGTTTGAGATTTAATAATATCTAACATTGATTTTTGTAGAGTTGCAAGAACCTCAAACATTCTAGGTGCTAATTCTCCAGAGTCAATAGTTTCTAATAGAGTAGTCAGTGCTTTTTCACCAGCATTTAACTGATAAATTAAAGATGACATCGTCATTTCATCCATCTGTTTTTTAGCAGCAATATACTCATCCTTTTCGATAATATCTGCATCGAGATAAAATTTCATTAGAGCGGTAATAGTCTTTTGTGCCTTCTTAGTTGCAGTAGACTTTAATTCAGTATAATTAACCAGTGGCGCCATGGACGTTGGTTTAGCCTGGATAGGTAGATCTTTAGGGTCATTTTCAACATCAAGTGGAGAATCTCCAATTAATGCATCTAGCTCTAACCTAATGTCATCTGCCTGTTCAGCTATTGTTTTCTTCTTTTCGCTCATATTATGATATTATATTGTATATATCTAGCTTTATACTCGTAACAAATTTAGTAAAGATTTGTTACCTATTCTGGTTATACTTTCTTAATTGTATCGAAGGAATTGCGTTATCAATAATATGTGTTAGTCTATTATCTCTAACAATATATTGCTGTAACATGTTCGTGTGTTGGTCTTTACCGATAATCTTAGTGTATAACCTAATATTAGTCATTGCTAATTTACCTGGCATTAAAGCCCATTTCTGTGATGTAACCCAACCTTGAGTAGTACTTAATTCAAAATTCTGATCCATTACATTAATTAATGTATCTGAAATTGCCATTGAAGTTAATGTATTACTTTTAGGATTTAATTGATATACATTTGCAGATGTATCTAAATACGTATTGTTTAAATTATAGATTATTCCGTACCATTCTCCATTTATCGGTTGTGCAGCAAATGGATATGTTAATGTAAGGTCATTTATATACGCTTTAACGTGTGTTTTATTTACCGTTAACTTAAGTCCTTTAGTACCTACTCTTCCATCAAATAGAGTTTGCTCTGCAGACACAGATGTAAAGTTAGGTTTAAACCATGCAGAAAATGCAAGATTATCTGTTGCAGACAGTTGCGAAAATTTCTTATAGACTAAACACTCAATACCTAGATCTTTTACAGATTCTAGATCATAACTGTTTTTACTAATAATAGTCCATTTATTTCTTAAAGATTTATCATCGATAGTTAATGTATTATGAATTCTTTCTCTAATACCATCACCAACTTCTGAGAACATTGTTTGATATTGTTCTGGTTTAGTTGATTGTCTGTACTCATCTTGAATTTCTTCTCCAAATACTTCTTCAACTCCAGTATAAAGATCGTCTAATGTTTGATCTATTGCAACTCCGGCTGCATCGTCTCCTATTATTGTAGAAGTTCTCTCTTCGTATTTCTTTAACATTACTCTCCAGTAAGTCATAGACTGATTAAATTCATCAGCAAAACTAACTGAACTTACTTCATACATTCTATTCATTATTGGAATGTACATATAATCTCTTGGTCTTGGAGCAATATTAGCACCGAATGCTTTTTCCATTTGCCCTTTTGTAATATGGATTTCAAAATCTTCAAAGCCCATACCGAAAATATCGTATGTAAATTCTCTAGTTGGCATTGCATTATCAGGTACGACAATTTTAAGATCTGACATATCCTTTACATTGTATAAAGAGTATTCCATTAATACAACATCCTTAGATCTCTTATCAGGTTCTACTCTAAAATACTTTGTGGTATGTCCCCACATTTCTGAAGCCAACTCACTTATTTCACTATAAATTGCAGTTGGTTTACTTAAATTATACGGATCGAATATTGGGTCTGAACAATCGATTACAATATTAGTACATCCTGCAACATAAGGATCATCACAATCCGTACATAATTGAGGACATGATTGAATAGTCCCGGCTTCAGTTTCTAATTCAAATGTAACTGATAAAAGGCTTAATGTATGCAATGAAGACAATCTATGTACTTCCGCTTTAACATCTATCCATAATGGTTTAGTTGCATCAAATTCTAAATTAGTAATAATAACATTTAAAGGTTTTAAAGCAGACATTTCACCGCCATCACTATCTACATCATTCTGTGACCATCTATAGTCAAAAGTAAAGTTATTATCAGCATCTGGAAATTCATACCATTTAGCTGCTGTTGCAGTAAATGTAGCGTCTTCAATTGTAGTAATAGTATTTGATATAATAGTATCTACAGTAAATGTTTGAGAACCTACAATAAACTGATCGCCTGGTACAAGAGTCCATGCAACTCCAGAACCAATAATGGTTTTAGAACCTGTAGTCAATTGAACTGTTCCAATACTAGTTGGTGAATTAACTCCATATAGAATAGACCAGTTTAAAACCTTTTTTACGTCTGTATAAGGTTCTTGTAATTTAGCGAAGAAATAGTCTCCGATTGCGTTTGCTGTAAAATTTGTTACTGCCATTAATGAAAGAAGCTACGCTTCTATTTTTTATTATATATCTGACTCCCAATCAGTGATTAAAAGCATTTCAGGATTATCTCCTTCATGAAGCTCTAATGCTTGTATAAATGTATTAGTTACTGCCAATACTTCAACTGTATTATTTTCAGCCTGGAACAAATCTAAAGAGCTTAGAAAATCTCTTAGTTTAAATATTTTAAACTTTTCATATTCTTTAAAAAGGCCTGCCTTTATTAAGATATGGTTAGCTTGTTTAAGTTCATGTATTTCTGTAAACATATCAAACATTCGCATAGAACCTCTTAATGTTTTAATATCGTATTTAATAGTTTTTACCTGATCTACGTTTACAATTCTATTATAGCTAGAGTTTGAATTAAGATTTACTCTAATATATGATAGATTTGGTTTTGATTGAAATATTTGCCATATAAAATAAATTGACGTAGCTTCTTTATGTATATTGACATCGCTCACTGTGCGAAATCTATTAACCTCGTTTGAAAACCTTTTATTTAAATATTGCTCCATACGATCTTTGCCAACCAAATAACTGGAAGGAGTCATAGATCTGGACTTGGTATCTCTGCTGATAATACCCCATAACTTTAAATCTATAGAATTATACTTGTATAAAGTAATGTCTATAATCTCTGTAAAAATATCACTTGTCTGTTGCATACACCTCTATCTGTTCTTCAATTTTTTTTAAATCTGCATACAAAGAATCCTTTGCGAATGTTTTTAATTCGTTAAATTCTCTATTGCCGATCTCATTTTTATTCATATAAATTTCCACAGCTCTTTCGCTAGGATTATATTTATCAGGCGTATTTTTCTTAGCTTTTTTAGTCTTAGTATAAAACCACCTTGGAACAGATTGAAATCTAGAGGCAACTACTGACCAGCACTCTACCACGTTACCACCGTTTATGCCATTAACATTAAACATCTGTGCATTTGCAGGATATTTAATTGACATGAAACGATTTATCATAAAATGATGTCGTCTTTTAGTATGTTGTTTTATTTTCTTATATTGT